CCACAGGTCATCCTGGGCCAGGATACGGGGTTTAGCTTTGAGAGGCCGAAGTCCCAGGCGGAGCTATTGAAGGAGAGGGGCATTGTAGAGCCTCGACAGCGAGTAGGGCGTACAGTCGCAGACGAAACGCCCGGAGAGCCAGAGCCCCCCTTGCGTAAAAAGGCTAAGCCTGGTAAACTATCCAAGCGCAAATCTAAGGAACTCTCCGACGACGACCTCCCTCACGTCCGGTCGTCATCCCGCACTGAGATCACTAACATAATTACTGCTACTCCCGCACAAGCGGCGGCAGCCTCTAAATTTGGTAAACATTAATGAGTAAGAATTTTAGAATAGGCGAAGTAGTTTCTACCCAAGATGAGGTTGTTCATCTCATTGGTGGTAGGGCAGCAGACGGCACGGTAGTCCCCTTTACCGCCGAGGCTTCAGAGGCCACTGCGTCGGTGCTCAAGAGAGCTAATGGGAGCGTGGCCGCGTCACAGACGGACTCTACGCTCATTGCTGCGGTCACTGCTAAGAAAATTAGGGTAGTCGCAGCGCTGTGTTTTACGAACTCCACAGCGCTGGATGTTACGCTCCAGAGTGGGGACACGACCGACATCTCCTCGCTCCTGCCGCTTGGAGTAAGCGGGGCCTTCGTGCTCCCATACGCGGAAGGAGGGTGGTTCGAGACGGCCTCAGCCGAGGCCCTTAAGGTTACTACTGGCGCAGGCGGAACGTTTTACTACAACATCCTCTATAAGGAGATTTAACGGTGCTCGCGGCTACTGGCGCAGGTCGAGCGGGATTCTCCCCCTCCGTTCTTTCTGGCGGAAAACTCTGGCTTGATTCATCGGACGGGCTAGTGAAGGGCGTCGGGGATATAGTCTCTAGCTGGGCTAATAAATACGATGCGGCTAACAATCCTACAGTACCAGCAGCGGCGGAGCCGGTAGTCATAGCTGCGGCCTCCGGTATCAACGGTCGCGAGGTAGTAAGGTTCGCGAGCGCTTCTAGCCAGTATTTATCGGTAAATTCCCTAGCTTCGATGTTTACCGGCAGCGACCTGCCTCATTCTATCTTCATAGCCCACAGGAAGACTACCAATCCAGGCGGCACCGCGCATAGCTTAATTACGGCATCTAGATCAAGCTCTACTACGCCAGTGCATCAGCACTATACAAACTCTAGTTATAATCATTTTCGTAGGCCAGATTCGGGCGGAGCTAGCACCCCCAACGGGTCATTCGTTCTGGATACCAATGTAAATATTTGGTCGATAGTATTCTCTGGCACGGAGATCTCCAGCTGGGTTAACGGGGCGGCGAACGTGTCAGCACAGGCGCATGATGTCGGGGCGCTGACCGTAGACAGGGTGACCATTGGCGCATGGAACACGACCTCGGTACTACAGCCAGCCAATTTTGACCTTGCGGAGATATTGATTTTCAACAGAGCCCTGTCTACGTCCGAGCGCACCTCGCTTGAGAACTATCTCATTAAGCGATGGCGATAGCTAGCCACATAGTAGGAGACCAGTGCTCCGTCCTAAGTTTGTATATCACGAGAACCCAGATGAGGCGGTCGTAAGGAAGTGCCGCGAGCTTGAGGCTATCCGCAAGAGGGAAGGTCAAGCAATGTACTGGGGCGTCACCAGGGAGGTCCTCAAAACGGACCCCTGGTTCCTCATGAGAGTCGCGCTTGAGATTGGCTGGCTAGACGATAACCTCGTAGGCCACAAGTTCGTCAAGCATGTAGCCGACAATTGGGGTGAAGATCTTGGGGTGCTATTCCCTAGAGGTCACGGCAAGACCCTCCCCATGTCGGCGCTAATGATCTCTGCTATCATCAATGACCCCAATGTGACGATATTAGAGATTAGTAGAACTGACGATAATGCCCAGAAGATTGGCAACTTTATCGCAGACCACCTCTTGAATAATGAATACATTCAGAGGTGCTTCGGTAGGGCGCATAACAAGGACGGCTTCCTACCCTCGTCTAAGAATGAGTGTAAGATGTGGGGGACTGATGGCTATGTGCTCCCCTATCGTAAGGCCCGCATAGACCCGACCCTGTTGTGCATTTCCCTCAAAGCCGCAAAGGCTGGAAAACACCCGGATATTATTTGGATAGACGACCCGATTGAACGAGAGAACAATAACGAGGACGGCTGGAAGGATGTAAAGGAGGTGATCCAAAGTCTGTGGTTCTTACTACCGGCGCACGGTTTTATGATCTGGACAGGTACGCGCTGGCATGATGCAGACCCACTGGGGCTGGCAATTAAGGGCAAGCTTAGAGGTAAGCAGGGGGAGTTCAAGTTCATTAAGGAATCCTGCTACGTCGAAGATAACCCTGAGTTGCCGCCCACTTACCCTAGGAAGGTGCGCTGGAACATGAAGGCCCCATCGGGGTATACCCATAAGGCGCTCTTAAATGAGATGAGGCCAGAGTCGGAGGGTGGGCTAGGCCCACTGTTCAACGCCCAAATGAGAAACGACCCCAGCCCAATTGACATGGCAGACATCAAGGTCGAGGATATTAACATCTACGAGGCTAACCAGGCCCCGAAGCACACGGAAGTCAAGCTCTTCGGCATAGAGACCACGGGCGGTGGAATGCCCATCTATAATGGCTTTGTTGAGTGGCTCGACCAGCTTTCTCTCTCACTGCCTGTGATGGAAATAGTCAACCCTAAGAAACAGGGGACGGACAAGCGAGATCGCATAGTTGCGGAGTTGCAACCGCTTACGAGTTCTGGTAGACTATATGCCCAGGCTTGGATGGTCGGGGATGCGAACTCCACTGATGGTCTAGGCTACGAGCTGCGTCGTGTTGGCAAGGCTGCACACGACGACATCGCTGATGCTCTCCATAACGTACCAGCGCACCTATCCAAAGGACTGCGCCCCGCCCACGACACGGACCCCGCAGATCTCTACATCTCAGTAGACTTGGCCTGGAGCGAGAAGAAGAGGGCAGACTGGACCGTAGCTATTGCCGTTGCCGTAGACCATAAGGGTAACCACTGGGTCCTAGATTACGACAGGTTTCAGATTGCAAGCCCCACGGGCATCTACACGAGGCTCTTGGAGTTTTACAATAAGTTCAACAACGTAAAAACTATTAGACAATTGTCGCGCCGGAAACATCCTGGCGCATGGAGATGAAGATGAAAGAGTCAAGCAAGATCAACTATGAGAAGCGTCCTCTTCCGAGCAGCCCCGGCGCAGCTCAGATTACTGTCGAGGGACAGGAAGCGAAGAAGGGTGGAGCGCCCCTGGTTAGCAAGCTCCCCGAGAAGAACCTAGTCAAGGGTCCGAAGTAAGCTAACCGCGAGAGCACATGAGCCGTAACAAGGACAGGGAAGCGAAAGCCTGCAAGGCGATCAAAGACCTGATAGATAGTTCAGATCAGCAGACATCGCTGATCAAGAATCGCTGGCGCGAGAACTATGACATGTTTGTTTACGGCACGCAGACGGACGAGAAGGAGGAGTGGCAGACTAACTTCTCCGTCAATAAGCTTAATACCTCGATCCGTGGAGCGCAGGGGCGTCTTGTAAACATTCTGGTTAATAACCCAGATTGGTACGAGCTGGCCCCCCGCTCCTCTCGCAATCGCAGAGCGGAGGTCCTCGCCCCTGCGTTCAAGAAGATAATGGACTACTACTTAGAGTCTGCTAAGTTTAAGCGCCATGCGGGCACCTTCTTCCTTTCTTCTCTCATAAGCTCTGGCTCGATGTATATAGGGTGGAAGAAGCGGATGGTGCAGAATCCCGAGTTCGTCCTCAAGGAGACGGAGGAGTCGAGGAAGCAGGCAGAGCGTCGTATCTCGAATCAGGTCGTGAACCCGAACTACGAAGACGAGTCCCTGTCCGGTAGCGAGCTTGAGCAGAAGATCCTGTCTGCTATTGACGAGACGATGGCCGAGGCGCAGGGCACAGAACTCCCAGAAGAGAAAGTAAAGCCCTATATCCAGATTGGCTGCCTGGACCTCAAGGACATTAACCATGAGAAGATCTTCTGGGACCCCAATGTCATGTATATGGAGGACTCTATTTGGAGGGCCTTCAAGTACGAAGTCAACAAGTACGAACTGAACTACATGGCCAAGCTTGGGATATTCCCCAAGTCTAAGGTTAAGAAGATTGGCGGCAAGCGCGACTCGTTTGTGACCCGTGCAAATGAGCGCTTAAGGTATCGAAATACGCTACCTAATGCAACAAACAAATCTGACACCGTAGAGCTTACGGTCTACTTTGGCCCGCTGATTATTGATAGCGAGATTGTTGAGGACCGCTACTATGCTCTCATCGCTAACGACGACACGGTGCTCATGGATGGAGCGTATCCCTACTGGGAGCCTCCGGGCCATCACACTCCGATCATCACCGCCGCCGTTCGCCAGATCCCCTACAGGGCCACGGGCGCGGGTATTGGGGACAGCGCAGTAGCGCTTCAGAAGATCTACGACAGTAATTGGCAATTAGTCTGCGACACGTTCCGCTATGGCATCGCAGGTATTAATGTAGTAAACTACCAGAACTTAGTTGACAAGTCTCAGCTCCAGGAGGGTATCTACCCCGGCATGACCCTAGAGGTGCGCGGTAAGCCTTCCGAGAACTTCGAGCATGTAGACTTCACAAGCAACATTGAGAACCAGTCCTCCCCGGTGCAGGCGATGCTTGAGCGGGCGATTGACAATCTGACTGGCATTAATGAGCTTATGACGGGCGGATCGAACCCGTACTCCAGGACAGCAGCGGCGGAGACTAATGCCCGCCTAGATGCAGGACAGCAGAGCGTCAACACTATCGCCCTGGACCTTGAGCAGAACTTCATGGTTCCCGCGATGGAGAAGATCTTCGCTCGCGTGATTCAGTTTGGGTTGCAGGAGATTAATACCAACCCAGAACTCCAGATGCTACTCGACGAGGAGGAGCTTAACGAGCTTTCCAAGATCGGGGCCTCTGACAAGATGGTGATTTTAAATCACTGGTACAATTTTAAGATTCGCGGCTTCTCGTCCTCAATGGACAAGAACCTCGCGGCGCAGAGAGATAATGAGTTACTCCAGATTGTGAACTCTGGTGGGCCGCTCTCGACACTCATTAATCTCCCCGAGTTAATGAAGGAGTACTTCAAGAATCGCGATATCAAGGACCCAGAACGCCTACTTATCGTGACTGACTCCCCGCTCGAACATGTAACCAGCGAGAACAAGTTGCTCCTGTCTGGCCACCAAGTCCTCCCCTCAGAGGCCGACGATCATGAGTTCCACCTCGGGATACAGATGGTGTTAGCGCAGAGCCCGATGGCGACTCCCGAAATGATGCAGCATGTACAGTATCACCAGATGATGTTACAGCAGATGCAGATGGCCGCACAACAGCAGGGTGGCCCAGCGGGTAGCCAAGGAGGCCCGATTGAACAATGAAGAGAGATCAAGCTGTCCTAAGAGCTGAGAGACTCAGGGCCGTGATGGCCATGCCCGAGTACAAGAGTACAGTAGGGGCGTGGATAGAGGATGCAAAGAACTCGGCCCTTCATGAAATGGAAATCGCAGTAGAGCCCCATCAGTTCCATAGCGCACAGGGCGCTTATAAGGCAATGAAGGGCATAGCTGAGCAATTTGAGAGGGTGTTCGCAATGGAGCGAGCAGCCATAGCTAAATTAGAAAAGGAGCGAGCGAATGACCACCGCAGCGACTAGTTCAGAGACCCAGAAGGCACCGGAGGCCGCTAAGGCCCCCGAGGTGAATATTCAAGAGATCGTAGCTAAGGCAGCCGATGCAGCGGCCAAGGCAGCAGGAGACGCAGCCACGAAGGTTGCCGAGCAGAAGGCGACAGAAGTCGCAGGCCGCAGGATGCAGGAGATTGGCCGTGAGTTGGCTGGCGATAAGCCGGTTGATCCAGCTAAGCACCTCCTTGAGCAGTTCGTCTCCGCGCCTGATCGCCTTCTTCATGGCCTAAAAGAGGTAACGAAGAAGGAGATTCGCGAGGAGCAGGCTCGTGAGAGGGAGATTGCAAAGACCCAAGTAGATGTGGTCGGTCCGGTTGTAAAGGAATACCCAGGACTTAATTCCCCTAAGAAGCTCGCGCTCGTGGAGACACTTGCGGAGCGATATGTTGGCGAAGGTATGTCATACGCCGAAGCGCTCAAGAAGGGCGCAGAGGAGACAGTAAAAGAGTTTGGTTTGAAATCAGTTACCGAGGAGGCGCAGAACGGTAGAGTTGTGACGCTGCCAAACGGCGGCGCTGCATATATCGGCGGTGCTCCAAAGTACGACGAGGGTAAATCCCAGTCTGACTTCCTTGCTGGAATGCGGAGCAAGATGAACGCCTCACGAAAGAAGAGTGCTTAATTAATTAACATTGGAGAATAACGATGGCTCATTCATGGAGTGGTATTGGCTCGACCATTACCGTCCCGGAGCTTACCGAGTATATTCGCCACGCCGCGCAGGAGATGCAGGGGTTCGCCCAGGCTTGCAATCCGCCCACTGGGCAAGCGCTTGGTCGAGGCAAGGGTGACACGGTACAGTATACTTTCTTCCCGAACATCTCTGTTTCGGGCGGCGTCCTAGCTGAGAACGAAGAGATCCCCGAGGGTTCACTTGTTCCGGTCAGTGGTTCCTACGTACTTCAGGAGTACGGGAATAGCACTAGCTGGACGGGTAAGCTTGAGGCCCTCTCTCGCCTCCCGCTGGAAGATGGTCTGGTGCAGGCCCTCATCCACGATATGCGTAAGGCGCAGAACACTGCGGCCCATGCCGAGTTTGACGATACGGACTGGATTGTGAACTTCTCCGCCTCTGGCGACGAGTTCCGCACTGACGGTACCCCGGCGTCCTTCTCGAACACCACGAACGAACTGTTGACTTTTGCCAACCTTCGTTACCTAGTTCGCAAGGCCCGCGCTAACCTGATTCCGTACTTCGACGGTGAGTCATACCTGTTTATCACGGGTGTTGATTCGCTTGACAACCTTCGCTATGAGAGCACGGTCACGGCCATGCTTCAGGAGGACAGTGGTCGCGCTGCCCTTAATGGCGAAGTTGGTCGTCTCGCGCAGTGCCGCCTTGTCGAAGATAACCATGAGATTGAGAAGGTTGCTTCTGGCAACGAGCTTGATACTGGCTACCTCGTTGGCGCTGACGCCGTAGTGAACGAATACGCCCTTCCGCCTGAGATTCGCGCTCGGGATAAGGATTTCGGTCGCTCGATTGGCGTTGCGTGGTACTTCATTGCTGCCTGGAAGAAGATCTATTCGCAGACTCTCCACAGCAAGGAGCACGTCATTAAGGTATCGGCTAAGCCGTAATAGGAGGACAAAATGGCATATACTGATAGACTCGCTGTTTTTGACTTCCAGTACTTCTCGGGTTATACGGGCTCTGTGGTAGCCGATAACTCAGACCTGGCATTCTTCATGATCCCGGCCAACCGGGAGATTGAGATTCAGAACGCTATGGCTTATGTTGCGGCGGCCTCTGACGGCGCTGACTTCATTGAGCTAGTAAAGGAAGATGATACTGTGATCTGCAAGTTCGCACTTCAGACCACGGGCAAGAAGGCTGCGGTTGACTCTGACGGGTCCACTGCTACTACCTTCCCGCAGAGAATTGCTCCTCAGAGCACCTCGGCGGTGAGCCTGCTCAAGCTTCGGCTTGGCGGGGCGATTGACACCTCGTGTCAGTTCGCAGTTCAGGTCCACATTTCTGGATTGAACGCAAGGTAACATGGCAACATACGAGGCATTGAGAGATAGGGCCTTGGCGCAAGTGGGCGGCGTTGGTCAAACCGACCTGCAAACCGTAGCCCAAGCGGCACTTGAGGAAGCGATGAAGTTTGTCGCCTTCCATGTCCGAGTCCCTTCTCTCATAGCCTCGGCCACTGCAACGGCACCCGCTAGTCCTGAGCTAGAAGCTAACGCTATAGCTATAGGAGGCGGGGGCTTTGCTGTCTCTGCCACGTACCAGTGTCCAGATAGGTTATACATCAAGAAGGACTCATCGGTTGCCGATATTGGCACCCCATACGAGTTCCTTGAGTATCACCACTTTCAAGATTTAAAGTCCATCCCAGGGGCCACGCGCAGGGATATATTTAACCCCGCAGCCCTAGACGAGCGTCCGCAGTATTCGTATACGATTACGCCAGACGATAAGATCTGGGCGTACCCGATAGTGGAGGACAACGTACTAACGCTCGTATATCGCAAGGTCCCCGCAGCCTACTCAGGCGCGTCTACTCCAGAGATTCTTGCAATGTTCGATTACATTCTAGTTAATGGCGCAGTCATCGCTCTCAAGGAGTATCTGCGTGAACCAACAGAGATCACGACCATGTGGAGCTTGTTTGAGCAGGGGCTCAAGGCCGACGTGGAGCGCTATGACCTGTTTCTTAATGGTCAACGCAAGAGAAGCCATCTTAAGATTCA